CTGCAGTACATCTTCCAATGCGAAGCCTTGCACGCCATCCTCGGTGGACTTGTCTCGCTGTTGGCGGGGTGGTCGCTACTCTCATGGACGCCGATCACGTCATCGCTGACCTCGCCCGACAGACGCATCCGATGGTGGTCGTGGGCTTTGCTGCTCTCGCTCTGCTGTCTGGGGGCGTCCTTATCGCACTACGTCGAGGACTACACGCTAAATTGGTTCTGAGGGATAGGGAATGAGCGACCAACGTACAATACCCAAAAATGCGAACGAATTGCCCAAAATAGGGGATTCTAGGAAAAAAGGCCGGTTCGTGACCAAAAAACAGACTGTGAACTTTGAGGTTGATTCCATTGACTGACCAACGTACAATCGGACATAAGGCGACGATCCAAGGAGATTGGCTGATCTTCGAGCACATGACCTGCCCGAACCTTACTTGCCCGGACAGACAAACTCCGACCTGCGAGAAGGACTGTGATCTGTATCAGGACTTTCTCAAACAGATCCGCGCCGTGGCTATCGAGGTGTTCTGATGGTTCAGCCTTTCTGCCCTTATACGAAAAGGAAAGTCTATATCGCCTCAAGCTGGAAGAACGCTGCAATCGTTCGGATACTCGCTGATGAACTTCGGAAATGGGGCCATGAGGTCTATGATTTCACCGACCCGCAGCACTTCATTTTCAACATCACCGAGGAGGCTAAGGATGTCCGGGATAAGGTGGACTGGATTCAATGCGGAACATTCCCATCGACCCAACAGGCTTGCGATAATGATAAGGCCGGACTTGATTGGTGCGATGCCGTCCTGCTGCTGCTACCATGTGGTAGATCGGCACATCTTGAGGCGGGTATCGCTCTCGGTCAGGGGAAGCAGCTCATAATCTACGGCCACCTTCCGACAGGGGAGTTTGAAGTAACCTACAACGTGACCCCGCATCGGATCGAGGCAAAAGATTGGAACAAAGTATTGGAGGCATTGGCATGAATCGCACAATTGACCCAAAGGCGTCGAAACAGCCCCGAGTCATCGGGGCCTTATCTCCATTCCATGAGATAGGATGGCATGGTCGTCCGATGTGTTGTGACGAGTTGATCGTTGGAGACATAATCTTTCGATGTACCGAAGCAGAAGGAACGCACGAACAGCACATGGTGACATGGACAAAGGACGGGAAACACGTTCAAGTTCTATGGGATGCGGTCGAATGAGCCTTCACATAATATGCAAACAGGCGAACAATCCACCCCAAAATCCCCGCCTCGCCGACATCCCGGCATCAATTCTCTTTCAAATATATTCACAGCCAGATAAGAGCCAGTCAAAGGCGAAGAACTCGGGAAGTGCCAGTATATGAACGAATCCACCAAATGCGAATGTCCGACCTGCGGGGGCAAGGGCGTCATTACAATGGTCATCTGGAAGGGGCGCCCGAACGCCTGCGAGGTCAGGAAGCCGTGCCTGGACTGCGCCAACTCGGGGAAGGTAGAATACAAGGATTGGGTCAAGATGACCGGGCGGGACCAATGAAGGAGGAGACACCGATCTGTCCAAGGTGCAATGTCAAGATGGGATACCGGGCACGGATCGCCGGGGAGAACGGGCGGGTCATCGTCCCCGCCGACTGGCAATGCCCCAAGTGCGGGAAGCTGAAGGCGGCGATGGAATGACCAAGGAATACACGACGATCAGGATCACGAAGGAATCGAACGAGGAGCTGAAATCCATGATGAAGGAACGGGAGACGGTGGGCGACGTCATCGAACGGATGCTCAAGCGAAGGAGGAAGAAGGCATGAGGCTGTGCGACAAGTGCGGACAATTGGTGGTAAAAGGTGGCGTCCGGATAAAGCAGGATGACGGGACCTTTAAGAACTACCACGGGAACTGCTTTAACATCGTGAACCGGAAGGAGAACAAGAGGCGTGAGGGACGGATCGAGCTCGCCGACGTGAGCGGACGTCCGCAGCACCCGACGCTGATCGAGAGGGCGGGAAAGTGATCGACAAGACGGAGGAAGAGTGGCAATACTTCCGAGACAAAATCAACGAAGCATTCCTAAAGGGGAATATTATCTGCACAGAGATACGAGCACTTAGCAAGCCTGCGGGACGAGGCACTGCAGAAAGGCGGGTCATCATCGATGTGGAATTGGTGGAACAATGACCGAGACCGTCAAGATATACTGCAATTGGTGCGGTAAGGACAAGGAAGGCCGCGTCTCCCGGTCCAGCGACGGAAAGATACAGGGCGTGTTCTACGAATGCGCCGACTGCAATAAGGACGCGGTCCTGGTCACCTGGGGACAAAGCGGGGGATGCCCATGATGGACGACGGAGTAGTTCTGCTCAAGGCAGATATTCCTATTGAGCGGGGCGACGTGATCACCATCAACAAGTACGGCCACGCAGTCCCGGCCAACGCCAAATACATCCTCGCACCGACCACGCCGTTCAAGAGGTGGGTGAGGGTACACATTCAGAGAAAGGCGCCCGAGGTCATGCTCAACCCCGATTACAGGGGGGACGCTATTGGAATGGCGATCAGCTCCAGCGAACCAGACGGAAAGGCAATGGTTACGCTGACAAGATACCTAAACGTGAAGGTGAGCGACAAATGAGCGACGAAGACAAGTGCCCCAGGTGCGTCGAAGGCAAGCTGGAGGTCATCCACAAGAAGGAGGTCTCCGTTCTCCGATGCTCCTGGTGCGGGTCCGAGGCCGAGATCACAGAACCGAAAGGCAACAGCTATCAGGTCGCACCGACGCAGGCGAGACTATGACCGATTGGTGGTTCTTCGGAGAACTCGTGCTCATCGTCATAGGGATCGGGGTGGCGGTCTGTACGGTCTGGTTCATCAGCGAGCACATCAAGAACGCAAGGGAGAGAGGACGATGGTGAAAAAGCAAGTTACTTCCAAGGGGAAGGCGATGGAGGGATGATGACATGGCAAGACCAAAGGTAGAGAAGGAGGATCCTGAGAACAGCGCCCTCGAGCTTATCCGGCGCCCAAGTCCGGGTCAGCCGACCAAGCTCACGGACGAGACCAAGACCAAGCTGTTCAACTCGCTCATGGACGGGAACACGATACAGGACGCCTGCGCCGTGGCCGGCATCCATAGGTCGCTTTATTACCTCTGGAAGGTGAAGGCGAGGGAGGACATGGAGGCAAAACGCACCTCAATGTACACGAGATTCTTCGACGAATGCCAAAAGGCGCTAGACCTGTCGAAGCCGGAACTGGTCTCGATCGTCCGCCGTGGGGCGGAGAAGGACCCCAACCTGGCGCTGAAGATACTGGAGCGACGTCACCCCGAGGAGTGGGGCGTCAAGGGCATGGAGGGCGACATCCCGACCGGGGACGGGGGCACGATCACGATAAGATGGAGACCGCCCTCTAATCCTGACACTATGCTCGAAAAGAAGGATGAATCCTGTCCGAATCCGCAAACTGCCGAGGGCACCGATAGCAAAGTGTCGGAAAGGAAGGATTAAAGTGTTCATTTCGTTCAAAAGAACAAACATATCCTGCCGGTTAGTCGCCCTCGGATATGATTCTTGGTTTATGTTCCCGAAGGACAAAGAGGAATGGAACACGTTCTTCGAGGCGTGTCTTGATGAGGTTAGGAAATGACCGAGGTCGAGCTCCTAGCGGCGTTCGAGGACATCCTCCTCTGTGACGCCCATGAGAAGATAATGTACGGGGGCAGCGGATCGGGCAAGACGTTCCAGGTCATGGCCTACGCCCTGCTCAAGGCGCTCGACGAACCCGGCGCAGAATCGCTGATGGTCATGGAGACGATGGCCTCCGTCAAGAAGGATATGTTCGAGCCGATGTGCAAGATGCTGGACGAGTGGGGCTTCAGGTATCGCTCGCTCGGCTCGGTGCCGATGGAGATCATCCTCTCGAACGGGCACGTCATCAACTTCACGAGCGCGAAGCAGAGCAAGGGCGCCAAGGCTACCGAATCGCAGAAAACCTATACCAACGTCAAGCGGGTGGTCATCAACGAGGCGACCGCCCTCTCCGAGGAGGACGACACGCAGATCATGAACAGGTGCGGTCGTACCTACGAGGACCGCGAGGTCATCCGTACCCTCAACCCCGTCTCCGAGGAGCACTACGTCGTCAGGAACTACATCCAACCCTACCTCGAGGGCAGGAAGATAGAGGGCGTCCGCGTCCACCACTCGACCTATCACGACAACCCCCATCTGAGCAAAGCCTACACGGACTGGCTCGAATCGAAGATAGACAGCGACCCGAACTTCTACCGGGTCTACGTCCTCGGGCACCCCGGGCACCTGGAGGGGCTCGTCTACGCCGAGGACTCGAAGGACAAGCCGAAGAACTGGTGTCACATCCCGCTGGAGGACTTCCCCGAGGAGGTCATCAACGCCCCGCCGACCGGAATAGGCGTCGACCCCGGCTTCAACCACCCGACAGCGATCGAGGCGCTGTGGGACACGCCGACCGAGCGATACGTCCACGAGCTTGTCCACTCGTCCTCGCTCACGGAGGGGGACGTGATCGGGAAGCTGGAGGAGCTGTTCGCCAAGCAGGGGTGGCCGAAACGGATACCTGTCATCTGGGACTCTGCCCGACCGGACCAGATCGAGAGCGCCAAGCGGCGGGGCTTCAACGCGATGGGCACGGACAAGACGGTCATGCACGGCATCGACACGGTCAAGGGGAAGCACATCACGATCAGCGACGAGAGCGTCAACACCATCAAGGAGTTCAGGAACTACCGCTGGAAAAAGAAGGACACGGGCTTCGTGGACGAGCCGACCAAGGTCATGGACGACGGGATGGACGGGATCCGTTACGTCATCATGGGCACGTCGGCGGCGACACCGAACAAAAACAGGTTTCTGACGTTCGCCACCCGGTGATTATTCCTAAAAGAACGACATCCTGCTGGCGTTCACGTTTTCCCCACGGGCGGGGGCGTGTCCCCGTTCGCCTATTTATTCACAAGTGAATTGACACTTTCACCTATAAAATATAGGCAACCTTCAATAACTTAAAGTCGCATATAAGGGACGATGGGGAATGACCGGACACTATTCCAACGGGCAGTCGCTCGTCTCAATGCTTCTGTAGGCAATGTTACCCCGAAACCGAAGACCTACGCCGCCGCCACGTCCGGGGGCAAGGCCGACATATTCACCAAGCGGGACCGGAACACCAAGGAGCTTGATGGTCTGGAGGTACGATACCTGCAGGGCGGACCCGTCCGAGAGGCGATCGACGCCTACCCGCTGTTCATGTTATCGAATGGGTGGTTCCTCGACGGGAAGGACGAAGGTCTGGTCAAGGACGTCGAGAACAAGTGCGACGAACTGGACATCGAGGCATCCTTGTGGGAAGGGACGATCGACGCCCTGGTGTTCGGGGACGGGTTCCAAGAGCTTGTCACGGGCGCAGGAAGCCGGAAGGACGAGGTCGTGGCGATCCTGCCCAGGCCGTCAAAGATGTTCGACATCATTACCGACGAGCACGGGTTCAAGACCGGATACAAGCAGTACCGGGACATGAAGCAGGAGTCGTCCATCCCCCTCGACCTGCAGGACATTCTTCACATCTCACTATTCCACGTCGGCGGGAGTAAGTACGGCACCTCGATCGTCGCCTCCGCGAAGGACGACATCGACCGCGACGTCAACATGATCGCATCGCTCGTCGACTCCATCGACAGGCACGGCCACCCGAGGTATCATGCCAAGTGCGGCCTGCCCGGTGAGGATCCTGGGACGGACGTGGTCAATCGTGTGGCGGACCAACTCGACGCCCTCAAGACCAAGACCGAGCTCGCCACCTGCGCCGACGTCAACATCGTCTCGCTCGACACGGCAGGCATCGGGAACACCAAGGTCTACAACGACCTAACGATGGGGAGGCTCGCCTGCGGACTCGGCGTCCCGATGGACGTGCTCGGCATCACCGAGGGAAGCAATCGGGCAACAGCCACCGTCCGGCAGGAAGTGTTCGAGATGAAGATCGGCACAATCCAACGCCGGCAGGAACGCAACTACAACTCACAGCTCATCGACCGCCTTCTTCCGGACGGAGGGAAGGGCAAGGTCAAGTTCAAGTTCAACGACGTCAACGTCGACGACGAACTGAAACTCGCTCAGTACGTCAAGACCATCGCCGAGGTCGACGGGATCAGCCCGATCGTCGGCCACGCCTGGATGCGGAAGAAGCTAGGAATCAAGGACGAAGAGGCGGACGCAGAATGAGGTCACTCGCCTATCGGATCAGCAGCAAGGACCCGTCCCGGCTCAAGGCCACCGAGAACGCGAGGGCGAAGATAGCGGAATCAGACCTGCAGGACACGCTCAACCTGATCGTGAAGCGGGTCGTTGACTCGAACGCCACCTCCCCGAATCAGATCCAGCTCATCGTCAGGGACGAGCTGGCAAGGTATCAGAACCTCTCGACCGAGAAGAACATCTCATGGATCACCGACACCATCGGGCGCTCGGTCATCCGAAGTGAGCAGTTGATGAAGGCGGTGGGGGTCGACGTCCGGGCGCAGTTCGGACCAAAGGGAATATCGACCGAGCTGAAGGAGATGCTCACCATCAACGTCCGCAACGACATCGAGTCGCTGACGGTCGATCTCAAGAAGAAGGTCACGGCCTCACTCATCGACGGGATGAAGAACGGCCTAGGCCCCAAGGTCATTGCCAAGCAGATCAGCGACGACACCGGGCTCCCGAGGGCGAGAGCCGTTACCATCGCACGCACCGAGACGATGAAGGCGCACGTCACGACCGCCGTGGATACGTTCAAGAAGTTTGGGGTGGAGAAGGTCGAGTGGTTGGTCGCCGACGACGACCGCCTGTGCGACAAGTGCATGGAGCTGAACGGGAAGCAGTACCCTATCGACGATCATCCGGACTGCCCCCTTCACCCTAACTGCAGGTGCGTACTTATCCCGGTCGTGGAGGAGATGACATGAAAGGCGATGATATGTTCGACATGGTCACCCTGCGGATATTGTCCTTTTTGAAGCGCCCGCACACCGTCAAGGAAACATCCATCGGACTGAACATCCCGGTGATCACGGTCTACAGGCGGGTCGAGAGGATGGTATCCGACCGCCTGTTGCGTACTGCGGGAAGGGTCGAGACAGACCACCGGGTCGTCCTCTACATCTCGAATATCGAGAAGATGACCTGCCTCCTGGACCGCAACCGTTACACGATCAGGGCGGTGTTCGCCTCGGGCGACATCAGGGAAGAGACACACTTGATAAGGAGGGGATTCTACTGACCAAGGAAAATAAGAATGATGTCGTCCCGATCCCCAAGACAAGGATGCTCAACCGGGACCTGCCAACTACATCTGACAACTATATTGAGAAGGACGGGGGACTCCTCGTCAAGAACGTTATTCTCCTGGCAAACGGGACTTGGACCGACTCAGCGGAACAGACCCCTTTGTTCTACCCGCAGGACGTCCTTATGCGCGACGCAGGCAAGTGGCCGGCATCGACATATTGGGCGAGGCATTCAGGAGGGGCGCCCAGGAACATCGTCACCGACCGCTTGGGGGACGTGCTCAATCAGCACTACGACCCGACCGTCGAGGGCGGCGCGATCATGGGTGAGGTGTTCTACGACAGGCTCACGCAGGCAAGCAGGGACGGAGCGGCACTAGCGCTGGCGAAGGCACAGGCCGGGAAGCCCCTGTCGGTCAGCGTCGAGCATGGCGGAGAAGAGAAGTGGGACCCGATCGAAAAGCGCTTCATGGCCACATCCCTAGCATTCTATGGGTTGGCCAGCGTCGATAAGGGCGCTTGCACGGTGTGCGGCCTACCCAAGAAGGCGAACGAGGCCCCTAGCGAACAGGTGAGAGAAATGGAAGACAAGGAACTCAAGCAGATCCTCGCCGACCAGGAGGCTAGGATAATGGGGGAGATGGACAAGCGCATGAAGTCCCTCACTATTCCGGCTGACTCGACGGCGAAGGTGGCCGAGCTCGGCGCCGCCCTTGACAAGCACGTCAAGGAACTCGAAGCGGCAAAGTCCGAACTCGCCAATGCCAAGCTGAAGATCGACGCCTTGGAGAAGAAGCCCTCTCCCAAGACGATACCGGAACCCGAACGCTTGCTCGAAGAGGCAAAGCCGACCTCGAGATGGGACGCCAGGACCGGACGCGTAATGGGCAACTAAGGAGGTAGAACAAAATGGCAGACATTACAGCATTTCCAACCCTATACAGGGTATTGGTGAACGGAGACAACGTGACCACGTTCACCGCGACCACCGCAGTCAAGGCAGGGCAGGTCGTGGCGATCGCGGACGCAGGTGTGAGCGAGGCCGTCGACAAGGCCGTAAAGGGAAGTGGGCAGTCCCCGGTAGGCGTCGCACTATACGATGCAGCCGCAGGCGAGAAGGTCGCTGTCGCAGGCATCGGGTGCGTCGTCTACGTCGTCAACGCTGACGATACCACGGCCATTGACGCCGGACACGACGTCATCATGAACGATAACGCCGTGGGCGGAACGATCTCCGAGGTCTTGGCAGTAGGAACGGACGCAACTCCGCAGTTCATCGTCGGACGGATGATCGAGGACCTTGCGGCAAGTGCAGCCGGTTCCAGCGCCAAGATGCTCATCACGCTCGGCTTCAAGACCGCGCACGCCTAAGGAGGGGAAAAACATGACAAGAATGTTACAGATCGGACTCGCCCTTGACAGGGCGGACAACAGCGAGAAGAAGCGCCTCCTGAGCATGATCCCGAAGGACTACATGATCGAGGCGGGAGAGAAATGGGCACCGGCAAGGGAACTGCTCCTATCCGAGCAGGTCGTCACGACCTCCCTGATCCCGACCGAGATATACAACACGGTCATCGACGGATCGAGACCAAGGCGGTGCGCCAGGGACGCATCCCCGACCATCCCGATGAACTCGGACATCTGCAACGTTCCGCTGGGCGGAACGGAAGGTTACGCACCCATCGTCGCACAGGGCGCACGCATCCCGCAGAACAACGACTACTACCAGAAGAGGGCGCTGACCGCAGCCAAGTTCGCTGAACTGCCAGCCGTCACTCAGGAAATGGTCGATGATGGCGCTTGGGGAATGATCGAGAGGGAGGTCATGATGGCCGGAAGGCGCATTGAGAACTCCATCAACAGGAACTGGATCATATCCTTGGCCGACAACGCCGGGAACACCCAGGACACCACCGGAAGCGCACAGGGATATGCAGCCCTGATCGCCGCCATGAGGGAGTGCGAGATCGACGGGTACACCCCGGACACGGTCGTGCTGGCACCGGGCGCCGCCTACAAACTTAGGTCCGAGCTCATCCCGTCCGCCGTCTATCAGGAGTCGGAATCGGTCAAGACCGGAAGCATTCCAAGTCTAGGACTGAAATACTACGTCTGTGGGATCAGCACCGCAGCCGTGGCAGGAATGTCCGCCGGGTCGAACACTTGGGCCTATGCCGCCGACAACAACGTCGGTATGCTCATCATGGACGCCTTCTCCGGCTCGTGCATCGGCGAGCGGGCGGGTATCCAGGTCGAGGAGTTCAAGGAACCCATCCGCGACCTCGTGGGCGCGAAGGTCACCTGGAGGGGTTGCCCCTCCTATCTGCAGGCCGATGCGGTCTGCAAAGTAATGTATTAAGGACCAACCTGGCCGGGAGGTCATCCCGGCAAAACCTTTTCATTCAATCTTTCAATTCACAGGGGTCGGGAAAATGGTGTTGACTTCACACAACTCGGGGAAGTACCTCATGCCCAAGTGGCATAGAGACCAGGCGCTGGCGATCGCCGATAGAACACAGTTCACGCAACAGGAACTGGACTGGTTGGAGATCGGACCGGACGAGGGGAAATCCTCTCGCTACAACAATGAGAACTTCCAGACCGATACGACACCGATCGACCCCCTCACAGAGCCTAGACGCAGGGACATTCGCAACGGATACGACAAAGGGTGAAATAAATGACAGCAAATTGGCCTAAGAACGGATATGGGACGGCGGTGGCGAGCATTGCCGCAGGAGCAACGGACTCGACCGCAGGAACACCAATAGAGGTGGGCGACCAGGACGAGATCGTGGCGCAGTTGAAGATGACTGGACACAATGCAGGAAGCGCCGGTAACGTCAGTTTCTACTTCGTGACCTCGCTCAACGGGACGGACTACAGCACGCCGGGGACGCCGTTGGTGGCGGCATTGACCGGGACGACAGCGGTCATAAGCGAACCGTTCATCATCAGCCTGAAGAAGAAGGTCAAGCTCCTGAAGTTCGTCAAGATCATCAATGGCGACGGGGCACAACAGGTCGACTCGCTGCAGGTCATCATCATGGGCAAGGAACCCGGCGACAGGTGAGATAAATGTCCTACTGCACGACGGCGCAGTTGGTGAGCCTGTCCGGGTCGGCCTACGACAACAGCACGTTACAGGCGTTCATCGACTCCGCCGATCGGCAGATAAACGCACGCCTCCTGGTCGACCACGTCTCCGGCAGCGGGGACGGGATCACCGAGGCGAGCATAGCGCTCTCGAAGTCGATCCTGCTGACACGCATGAGGCTCGACGGGACGAAACCCGCCTCCCTCAACATGGGCGGGGTCTCGGCAAGCGACAACATCGACGAAGCGATAAAGAACCTCGAGGCACGGGCGTGGACTCTCGTCGAGCAATTCATCGGCGCCTACGCCCCGAGCAGAAGGTTCCACATCGGAAGGAACGACAGATAAGGAAGTGAAAACATGGACGACATCATATTGGAAGCGATACTTACCATCCTGGCGGCGTTGGCGACGATCGGGGCGGCATGGTACAAGGGCAAGAACAAGGAAGCAGGCGCACAGGGCGACGTCATCCTCAACGGGTTCAAGTGGGTCATATCCATCGGCGAGGCGATCAGCCCCCTGGTGCCCGAACTCAAGGAACCGCTCTCGAAGCTCAAGGTAATCGTCATGCAGATCGAGATTGGCTGGAACGACAGCAAGTTCACCACCGACGAGATGAAGGTCCTGTACGAGCAGGGCGCCGGACTGAAGGACGACATCCTGAAGCTGATCGGGAAGAAGACCATCTGAGGGGGAAAATGTCATGGGAGATGAATCACAGAAGAAGACCCGGGTCGTGTTCGAGCGGGTCAACGGCGTGGAGATCGACCCCATGACAGCCCTCACATTGGGGCAACAGGAACAGGGGCGGGACATCGCAGAGATGAAGGCAGACATCAAGGAACTGCTCAACCGGCCATGCCCCTCTCCATTATGTCAAGAGTGCAACAAGCGCCTGGGGAGGCTTGAGGACCATGAGAAGATCATCGTAGGCGTGGTCTCCATCGGCGTCCTGGGATCGGGCGTGTTGGTCTACGTTTTAATAAAGATGTTCGGGAGCTGAAAGCATGGCAACGCGGAATTGGTCAGCGGGCGGGGCGGACAACAAGGCGACAACGGCGGGGAATTGGGACACGCCTCCAGTCTCGGGGGATTCCGTCGTCGTCGGCTTCGATTCTCGGGGCATCGTCTGGGACATCAATCCGGCCGTGGTCTTGCTCGCAGATGTCACGTTCCAGGGCAATGCGGGCGCGACTGGCGGCATGACCATCACCCTCGGCATCAATTCACAATCAACAGGCGCATTCATCATCAAGAGCCTGCACGCCACCAACACCGTCACCCTCGCCACCTCTACCTACACCCTGCAATGCGGGGCGCTCACGTTGGACACCAGGGGATGCCTCTCGCAGACCGGCACCGGCGGCAACGTGACCTGCACCTCGTACACGCAATCGGGAACGGGGAGCGTGCTGACGGGGAAGGTGGACGCGACGTTCACCTGCTCCGGGGATTTCATCCACACAGTCGGCAGCAATGCTGGAAATTTGAAATTAATAATGAGTGGAACTAATAATATATTATCAACAAGCGCCACATTTAATACACTCACGATTTCTGGCAAAATAACCACAAATGGAGCATCTGGGACGTTTAATCTTTATACCACAGCATCAGGGAATTTCATAATAGGTTCGGTCAATTTCTATTATTATTCCTATGCTGGTTCGGTCATTCAGAACCTTGGGAGAATATCCGGGTCCACCAATTTCTTAATAATCTTCCTAAATGCGGCAGACCGTTCTGAATCGCTTGGAATTATCACAAGCCCACTACTGTTCAGAGCGTCAGCCGCCTCGGCTGGAAATAGGGTTTTTACGGCCATATCCAAGCTGAGCGCGGGCGGTTTTGCGGTTGATTCTCTCCATGTTTCGAATACGATGGCGGTAGACCTCAACGGCTACGACCTCTCATGCAACGGCATCACCGTAGGCACCCGCGGCATCCTCCTCGGCAAGACCGGGAAGATCGAGAACTGCGGCAACACGGACATGAGCGCCGGCACCTGGACGCCGGGGACAAGCACGTTCATAAACTGCGGTGCGGCACGGACGATCAAGCTCGCGGCGGGGCAGGCGTTCTACAATCTGATCTCCAAGGTGGGGATAACAACCCTCCTCTCGAACGTGATCATATCGAACGTCTACGCCCATGTCAACCCGGTGGTGCTTGGCGCC